TCGTAGTCGGCAATGCTCAGTTCGCCTAGCGACTCTAGTTTTACTGATGGTGGCAGCAGGTCAAAAGTCCATGATTCGACCATTAGGCCAATCAGGATTTTGCCTAGGTTCACTGCGTCAGCGACGGTTTTGTTGTCGCCTAGGAATGGGTAGATTTTGTCGCGGTCTTTTTGGCGTAGGTCAAGTGGATCGCGTAGCGTCACGGTTGCGCCTGATGGGAGTGCGTGTTCTTTGCTCATGGTTTTGCCTTTCTGTGGCCTTTATGGTTTGGCTGACGGCACTAGGGATGGTAAAGGCTAACCGCCTAGTGCCGCCAGGTCTGTTACTGGTAAGTGCCTGAAGCGACGGTGTTCTGTAGCACCCATTTGATTGGGGCCAAGCCACCGGTTGAGCCGGCGTCGGTGCTGTTTGCGATACCAGTGATGTCTACAACCACTTCGACAAAGTCTTTGCTTCGTTCGATAACCGCGGCGTGGTATGCGCCCTTGGTTAGAGTGGCTTGAATCTGTGTTGCGCTACCGCCTGTGCCGTTAGTCCAGTTGACTACGATGGCTGGCTGGCTGTTGCTTAGGAAGTTGGTGAGCTGGGTGTCGGCTTCCATAACGAAACGAAGCTGGCCCTTCACTTCTAGTGCGCCTAGGAAGATTGAGTATGGGTTTTGGGCTGAACCGCTAGTCACGCCAATACCGTAGATTGGGGTCACTGGACGGGTCATGGTGATTGAGCCTTGCACTGCGTTGGTGACCTGTGAGCCACCGACGCTAACGGTGCCTTGCCATGTAGGGACTGGGATTAGCGAGCTGAACGACGCGGTTGGTGTGCTGGCTGTTGCGCTCTGCCATCCGGTTGCCTTGACGTCATAGTCCAATAGGCCTTCAGCCGAGAAGTTCAGGGTGAAGTCGTGAATCTGGCATCCGGCGTATGCACGCACGTTGGCGGCATAAAAGTCGGTGAACGTGAACGCGGTTGGCTGTGCGTCAGCGGCCGTGGTCTGTGAGTTCTTCAGGCTGATGGTGTGTGTGTTTGGGGTGCCTGATGATGTCGATACCGAGCCAAGCAGACCGGCTAGTGACCAGCCGATGGTGTCTGGGAATACTGGGCCACCGAATTCGACGGTCGAACGGTAGCGACCTGGGATGTAGGCGTAATCCTTGACGAGGCTACCGCGTAAACCTTCATCGAATAGTGGATCAATGATGTCGACTGCTTTGAGCTTGCCGACCGACACTGGAATAAAAGTGGTTGGTGCTACCGCCGTGCCTTTGGTGGTTTCTTTGGCTACGCCTAGGTAGGATCTGACGCTGTTTTGGACGCTCATGGTTAGTTGCCTGTCGTTGTGTCGGTTGTGTCTGGGGCTGGGGTGGCTTTCGCCTTGGTGGTGACAACGCTGATGCCGTCAAGCACGAGGCCGTCTGGGGCAGTGAAGGTCGAGCCAGCGGTTGCTACCAGCACGTTTCCGTTGTCGTCAAACAGAGACGGGAAGATGAGGTCTTCGCCGGTGTTGTTTTGGTATTGAGCCATGGTTTGTCCTATGCCTGAATCATTTGTGTGACCGTGAACTGGATTGCCGCCCAGATTTCTACAGCACCGCCGTTGTTGGTTTTTGGTTCGCCGTAACTGACTGTGATGCCTGGTTCGGCTGCTTGCCAGATAATGTTGCCATCTGTCTGTCCTAGTCTATGGCCACCCTTACGCACCCTGTCTTTGATGCCGTCAATAATTGCATCGAAATCGTCCATTGCGTCTTGACCGTAGGTTTGCATCGAGTGTGTGAAGAGCTGGAATTGGATGTCGTAGTCGATTCGTTTCCAGCCGTTGTCTGCGCCACCTACAGCGATGCGTGATTCTTGTTCGCCAGCAATGAAGACCATGCCGGCACCGCGTGTGAGTTGCCCTGGCATTGCGTTGGCTTCGAAGTTGATGCGTTTCGGGAAGGACGTGAACACTTGGTTCAGGTTTGGGATTTGTGCGTCTGCTATCCAAGTGGCTACGGCGGATCGGACTTGGCTTCGACTCATTTATCGAACCCTACGGAATGGTTTCAGGATTTCTTGTGCATGGCCGATGTCTGACCCCACAACAGTTGTGCCACCGATTTGTCCGGTTGCTGTGTTTGTGACGGCCATGGTGAGTGATGCGTCGCCACGGATTTTGAGGTATGCGCTCGTAATGAGGATGCATGCTTCTTTGATTGCGGCTGGTAGGTTGCCGACGCTTACGCCTGTTGTGTGGCTGTAGAGCAGTGGGCTGGCTAGGGTGATGGTGCTTGAGCCGTGTGTGTAAGTGCTGGCTATGGTGACGCGTTCGGTGTTTGCGCCGTCATAGATGGTGAGCATGCCGTTTGCGACTGCACCGAGTGGCTGGGCGACAATGATTTGGGTATCGCCAGCGGTTCCAGCGGTTGTGAGGGTGGTGTTGCAGAAGCCGTTCACGTAGGTGTAGCGGACGTAGGTTTCGTTTCTGCTACTTGATGGTGAGCTGAAGCCAAGTGGCCCTTGTGAGCTGATTGTTGTGCTGTTGCTGAACGGGTAAATGAATTCTTGTTCTTCCAGCCATGCAATGGAGCAGTCGCTAGCTTGAGTCAGGTTGGTTGGTGTCCAGCCGTATCGGAAGTCGGTCAAAGCGACGATGGGGAAGTATTTAGGGTGGACTCTTAGTGAGCCGTCGCCAGATAGTCTTACGCGTTGCTGTTCAGTGTCGGCCGTCGCACCAATGATTTGATTGCAGTATTGGTCGATGTATGAGCTGGCGCGTGTGATGGCGTTGGTGAGTTCTGCGTCTTGAGCGGACTGATTACCACCGACCACGAGGTTGCCGTAATCTAACGCTGTTGGAGCGTTTTTGAATTCGGCGAGCGTCAGATAAGGGACGCTGTATTGCCTGGTGATTGGTGATATTGCATCAGCCATTGATTACTCCGCATTTGTGGCAAGTGAATTTAGTTAGGACGCTGTGCCAACCGCAGCCGGTGCAGACGCCGCCTTTGACGTTGAAGCCAATATATTTTCCGCGGTTCACGGCACCATTGGATCTGAGGATGGCTTGAGCTTGACCGTCTGGTATCTCAATGCCACCTGTCGAGTCGGCGTCGATGCTGATTCGTCCGGTTGGTGTGTCGATGTCGACGCCACGTGCGCCGTCTGGTAGAACCATTCGTTTGGTCATGGTTGCCTTTGTTTAGGTAAGAAGATGAGGGCCGACACGCCGTATGGTGTGCCGGCCCCCATCGCTAGGTTTTATCTGCTATTAGGCAGACTTGATGCCCGAAACGATACCGTTGAATGTTGGTGCGTAGCCGATTAGGGCACCGCGCCAATAAACTGAAGTTTCGTAAGCGAACTGGGTTACAGGCCACTGCACGCCCATGTAGTCCTGCACGTTTGCTACAGCCCAGACGTTGCTGACTTCGCTGTCTGGGATTGGCAAGCTGTAAGACAGCACTGGGGCGACGCCCTGTGGTAGCCATGGGTGGACGGTTAGGTTGACGAGTTTGCCGGTGATTTCGTTGTGGATTGCACCGACGACTGCGCCGCCAACGTAGTTGCCCATGTCATCCTGTGACAGGTTGATACGGTAGTTGGCTGTTGAGCCGTTCTTGATGGCGTCCGACAACTGCTTGCGGTCTGAACCGTTCAACCAAATCTCATCTGGGTCGGCCTTGACCGAGTCGAAGAGCTGGCTGAAGACGGTCTGGAACTCGTTGCCTGGGTTGGCGGTCGAGAACTGTGCGTTCACTTCATTGACGGTTCCGTAAGCAAACAACTGTGGGATGATGCCATCGTAGCCGGCAGCGTAAGCCGAAGAGTCAGCGGTTGGTGCTGTCTTGGTTGACGTGGTCGAGTAGATGATGTGATCGTTGATGCTTGAGGTTCCAGCGTGGACAACACCAGCGAGCGATGAGAATCGGCCCTGGAATTTAGCGTTGCTGTTACCGGTCGAGGTGCCAACATAAACGTTGGTGCCGATTGCGCCCGATACGTTGTTTACGGTCACAACAAGCACGTTGCCCGAAGTCACGGCAAGTGACTGAACGGTTGACGAGGTTGACTCACCGAATGCGCCAGCGTCGCTGGTTGCATACACGTAGTAGGTGGTTGCGGTTAGGGCTGCTTCGCCATCGGCGGTCACTGCTGCACGCTGGCTTAGGGTTACGGTTGGTGCTGCTAGTGCGCCCACGAAACCGGTCTGGGTTCCACGGCTCATAAGAAGCATTCTTTCTTCCATAAGCATCGAAGCGTAAAGCGTCGTGGTTGATGAAAGCTGGCGTAGGTCTTGGTAGCCGAGAGCCGAGAAGTTAGCGTCGAACGATACCTGGTCGCTTAGCGAGAACGATGCGTAAGGGACGATGATGTCATCGGCGGTGTAACCAATCTTTGGGCCACGGTTGTAGTAGAGCGCGTTCGACGAACCTGAGTTGGCGAAGTTGGTCTGGGTGGTTTCCGAGATACCTGGGAAGATGTTGCTCTGGCCACCGGTGCCGGTGCCTGTGAAGCCGGTGATGCGCTTAACGCGGTGTGCGTTACCGACACCCTTGATTCTGGCAAGTTTGTTGCGCAGAGGGGTAGGGCGTGGGGTCAGCATCTTGGCTGGGGCTTCAAGGTCGAACGCAGCGAAACCGCTGAACGAAGTGCCACGGCTCAATGGTGAGTCAAGCGTGATGTCCTTGATGATGTCTGCCTGAGCTGTGCGCTGTGCGGCTAGAGCGTTGTTTAGGGCGGCAGCAGCGTCAGGGGTGAGTGACTTGGTTGCCATCAAAGTTTCAATCTGTGCGATTGGATCAACGACGGCTGGCTGGCTGATGTCCATGGTGTTGCTGGCTGATGCAAGTGACTTGCTTAGCGTAAGAAGGTATTCTTCCTGACGCTTGGCGGCCTTCTTCGGCGACGAGGCGTCTGCGAAGAGGTCGGATGCTTTAACTGATTCCATTAGTTGGAACCCTTTCTGGCTTTACGGGCCTTCTTTTCAAAGTCTTCCGCGAGTTGTTTGTAGCCTTCGGCTAGGACGCGGTCGTCTGTGAGGTTTGCTTTGGCACGATAATCGGCTGCTTTGGCAACGTATTCGTTTATCTCTGCCGGTGTTGTTGCTTTGTTGATGGTTCGTTTAGGGCCACCAACGGCTGCCTTTGAGAGTGCTTCGTCCAGCTCTGCCCTTAACTGTGATGCAGTCTGCTCGGCCGCGGTTTGTGCGGCTTTCAGTTGCTCTATCTCAGTGTTGACAGCTTCGCGTGCTGATGCGATTGCTTTCTCAATGATGCTGATTTCTTGGTCTGCATCGACATTTAGGGTCACCGATTTTTCGGTGGTTGTGGAGCATTTGCAGATGTCTGCATCGCATCCGGCGTTGTCGCCACATGAAGCGCAGTCGCATTTGCATGCGCTGTCGGCTTTTTCGGTTTCGCTCATGGTAGATAAGTTTAGGACACTGTTTGCATCGTCGTCGCTGTCTGGGCTGACGCCTGGCACTTCGCCTTCTTCGACTTCGCCTTCATACCAGTGTTGTAGGTGTTTGACGGATCGGAGTAGTTCTTTGATGCTGTCGATTTCGTTGGAGCCGTTTTTCATTTCGTTTGATTCGACGGTGATGAGGTTGCTGATGGCTGTGATTGCGGCATCGTATTGAGTTTGGTCGAACTTCATTAGGTCGCCGACAATTGCTTTGACTGACTTGTTCAGGTCGCCTGTCACCGACTTGTTGCCACTTAGGTGTGCGTTGATTTGTCCAGCGGTCGCATAGATTTCATTGGCTTTGTCCACCAAAGTTGGTTCGCCGGTTCTGTCTAAATAACCTGCGGCTTGTGACAAGGCCTCTGCCGCATTAGCCAAGTGTCCGCCACTATTTGTGCTGTTGCCTTTGGCTTCTTCGTTTTTGGCGTTACCTAACGACCTGTAAGCAATTTCGCTGGCGCGTTCAGCCATGCCTGTTGCAAAAGACCCTTTTTCTGACCCTACTCGGTCTTTTAGGTTTGCAAGGTCACGCAGGTGCATGTCGACGTCATCGGTGGCTGTGCTGACGGCTGTCATTCTGGCTGATGGCTGATAGCCCCCACCTGCACTGTCGCCTGAGCTGAACCGTCCAGCGTCATCATGGTTCTCGTTAAACTTATTGACCTGCTCAGCCAACACAGCCGGCGAAGGAATCG